TACTTTTCCCTCTACTAGCCGCCTGTGCCCCTGCTCACCTAGAGCAAGCCAAAGCCCGTGTGGATAGCCGCCTGGAATATGCTGAGTACCCGGCAAACCGTAAGCCAGCGCACCTGAAGCCCTACCAGACAAATTGTGTGGGGTTTGCGAACGCTTACGAGGCAGAGCTAATCAGTATGGGTGAAATACCCGTACAGTTCCGCTGTCGGCTTCCTACTGGTCAAGCACATGCTGCCGTACAGGTAGGGGATTGGGTATTAGACAACCGCTACCGCATGGTGGTGGGGTTTGATGGGTATGACTGTAAACCGAACTAGAAAGCGAGGATATGGAATGGCAAGATATTAGCACTGCGCCGAAGGATGGGACGGTATTCTGGGGGCTTTGGGACAACTGCGGTAAACAAAACAGAATTTATTATGTTTACGCGGCTCGTGCCAGCAAGCGCAACCCTGATGCGGTTGTTTTTCATATGGCGGAATCGCGAAAATACAATTTGATTGCTTGGAAACCGTTTGCGCCAGGCGATGAAAAGTTGAACATGAGCAAATATAAAGACGTTATACTCCCACCACTACCAGTTAAACCGATATAGAAAGAATGGAGATGAACAACGCACTGCTAAGCCTAATCATCCTCGCCACACTCTGCCTGGCTATGGCTATCTTCTGGCTATCTGATGGGTATAAGGGGATTGGGTGTTAGGATGTACAACGACCACCAAACCATGAAGCCACAAAAACCCCTGCAAGACGCACCCGTAACCATTTACGCTTATATGCCAATCGTAAGTGACGTAACAGGGATTCAGACTGGCAAACGGTTCCTGTGTAATCCTAACGAGGCATGGTCTATGCGTGAGCGTAAGGGGTTCCAGTGGGCAGATAAGCAAGCTTGCCTTAAAGATAAGAGGGCTTGACAAGAGGTAAACACTTACTCACCATCAGGGGTGGAATGTTCCAACCCAAACGAAAGTCGTCATGATGAAAATCAAACTCGCTCTTGCTGCCACTCTGTTGGCCGCTGGTGCTAACGCCCAAGTGTTCCAAACCGCTGCTTCCAGCAACACTGCCCCGGTCGGCAAATACACCGCCCTGGTTGGTACGCTGAACAGCGCCACTACCGTGCGTGCCGTAGCTGTAAACCCGTATGAAAACGTGTTCGTAAGCTGCGTTGGCTCTGCTATCACCAGCCAAACCGTAGTGTACCGCGTTGGTACCCGTACCATCAGCCAAACCGCCTTTGCCTGTGGTACGACCCCACTGCAAATCGTAAGTCATGCCGCTGGTGTTCTGGCTGCTGACAATATTCTTGTTAGCCCAACCGCTGGTCTGACTGGTGTGAACGTAGTAACTAACACCATCGTTAAGACCCCAGCGCTGGTGCGCTAGTTACAGTTACAAGAGAGGCTCCTACGGGGGCCTTTTTTGTTGCAACGTGTTCTGGTTGAGGTATTGTGTGGGCAAACAAGGGATAAGAATATGCGCTACCCAAGACAATACCAAAAGCAAGAAACTTCATACGGATACATCCGCAAGACAGACTGTGCCATTGCAATTCAATACTTCGGTTACAAGTGGCATAAACTGACAAGCCCAAAGACTGACTTTGACGGCCAACCATTTACCCATATTCTCTGCAAAGAAGGATATATGACCAGCGTACTAGAGCCAGACACCCGCGTTCCAAACTTCACTACGAGCATAGGGCCTGCCATAGAGCTTGCTTACAAGGTTGGGGTTGAATCCATTAACTTGACAGACAAAAGCTTCTTAAGGTGCGTTCATAACGCCATAGAGGAAAAGCTTGGGCAAAAACTGACAGATATCCCATTGCCAACCCCATAGCACCATGTTAGCGTTTACTTACCAGTGCCAAGCCTGAAAGGAAACGCATGATGGAAATTAAGTGGTCAGAAACCACCGCGCAGCTTAAAGACCTTAAGCCTTATGAGCGCAACCCACGCCGTATTAGCAAAGACGCCTACGCCAAGCTTAAAGCAAGCATAGAGCAAGACGGCTTTCACCAGCGCATTCTGTGCACGCCTGACCTTAAGGTAATTGGTGGCCACCAGCGTATTCGCGTACTGAAAGAGCTTGGCTGGAAGGAAATCCAAGTCCTGACACCAAGCCGCGAGCTTACCGAAGAGGAATACCGCCGATTGCTTATCCGCGATAACCTGCAAGCTGGTGAGTGGGATATGGACGCGCTGGCTAATGACTTCACGCCAGAAGAGCTTGCTGATTGGGGCTTCCCCGAAGACCTACTACCCAAGCAAGAAGGCGTGGTCAACGATCCTGCGGGTGATGAGGATGAAGCGCCTGCTGCTCCCGCCATTGCCAAGACAATCCGTGGGGACGTGTATGAGATAGGCCCGCACCGTCTCATGTGTGGGGATAGCACGCTGATTGATGATGTGGATAAGCTGCGCAACGGCGTATTGGCCGACCAACTGGTAACCGATCCGCCGTATAACATTGCTTACGAAGGCAAGACCAAGGACGCCCTCACTATTCAGAACGACAAGATGGACGACAGCGGATTTCGCCAGTTCCTGTCGGACGCATTTATAGCAGCCTCCTCCGCCATGAAACCAGGCGCTGTGTTCTACATCTGGCACGCCGACTCCGAAGGTTACAATTTCCGCGGGGCCTGCAAAGACGCTGGTTGGCAAGTCCGTCAGTGTCTTATCTGGCAGAAGCAGTCCATGGTTATGGGACGCCAAGACTACCACTGGCAGCATGAGCCTTGTCTCTACGGATGGAAAGATGGCGCAGGGCACCTCTGGGCCTCTGACCGCAAGCAGACCACTATTCTCAAGTTTGATCGCCCAAGCCGTAATGGCGAACACCCCACGATGAAGCCTGTGAATCTGATTGAGTATCAGATCGGCAACAACACAAAGGGCGGGGACATCGTTCTCGACCTTTTCGGCGGCTCTGGTTCCACCATGGTTGCAGCCCATAAGCTAGGGCGCACGGCTTACCTGATGGAACTGGACGAGAAGTATTGCGATGTGATTGTGCAGCGCATGGCTAAGCTATTTCCAGATTTGCCCGTGAAACGAAACGGGCAACCTTTTGCAGTAGAGGTTGCAGTAGATGGCAAAGCATCCTAATTCTCTCGCTAACTTGCAACCGCAGTCATGGCAAAAAGGCCAGTCAGGCAACCCTAAGGGCGGCTCCGCTTCTCGCACGATTGAGAAGGTTTTTGATGAGTTCCTGCTTGAGGTAGCCAAGAGCAAGGACGGCACGGAGAAACAGCGTTTACGGGCTATTCTGGAAGGCCAATGGCTCGCAGCGGTTAAAGGCAGCACGCAAGCGGCTAACTTCTTTGTGGATAGGTTACATGGCAAGGTTAAAGACCGCACCGAGCTTTCTGGCCCTGATGGTGCGCCTTTAGAAGTTGCGCTTGTGGACTATGCATCTCTGGCCAAGAAGAAATGATTACACTTCCCTACGCCCCACGGGATTATCAGATACCCGCGTGGGCTGCGCGGCATAGTGGGATTAAGCGCTCAATCAAGGTATGGCACCGTCGTGCTGGCAAAGACCTTGATGACTTCAACTACACCTTAGACCAGATGCTACGCCGTAAGGGTAACTACTGGCATGTGTACCCGTACTACGCCCAAGCCCGTAAGGCTATTTGGGAAGGTAAAACTAAGGATGGTACTTCATACCTAGACTTCGTTCCGCCAGAACTTATTAAGAGCAAAGACAAGCAACAGATGAGCTTTGAGCTTAAGAACGGCTCAATCTGGCGGCTGGTAGGTGCGGATAATCCTGACAGCCTTGTGGGCGCTGGGCCTGTGGGTGTGGTTTATAGCGAGTACTCCCTGCAAAAACCTAGTGTGGCCGAATATATCCGCCCGATGATTTTAGAGAATGATGGCTGGGAAGCTTACAACTTTACCCCTCGTGGTGAGAATCACGCTTACAAACTGCTAGAGATGGCCAAGGATAACCCTAAATGGTTTGTTTCCGTGCTGACGATTGACGACACGGGCGTGATTACCAAAGAGCAGATTGATGAAGAGCGTAAGCAGGGTAAGTCTGAAGAGATTATCCAGCAGGAATACTACTGCTCGTTCAAAGGTTCAATTGAAGGCGCTTACTTTGCCGCTGAAATGCGTAAAGCTGCTGAAGAGGGACGGATTACCGATGTGCCCCATGATGGTTCTTTGCCCGTCTATACCTTTTGGGACTTGGGTTATAATGACACCACGGCCATTTGGTTTATCCAGGCCCAGCGCGGTGGGGCTTACCGGGTAATTGATTACTATGAGAACAACGGTGAGAGCCTGGCTCACTATGGCCGTATCTTGGAAGAAAAAAGACAGGGCGGGTATGATATTAAACCGCTACAGTTTCCCCATGACGGCGATAGCCACAGCGTGCAGACTGGCAAAAGCCCAGCCCAAGTCATGCGTGACCTACGCTGGCAGGTGGATGTACTACCGCGAACTAACGACAAGCTTATAGATATTGATTCTGCCCGTGGGATGATAGGCAAGTGCTGGTTTGATAAAACCCGCTGTAAAGACGGCTTAGAGGCTCTTAAGCAGTACCGCAAAGAGTATGATGAGAACCGTAAGGTGTTTAAGTCACGCCCGCTGCACGATTGGTCAAGTAATGCTGCCGATGCGTTCATGCAGTTTGCCGTTCATGCTGGTCGGGTTACTGGTACAATGCACCCCAAGAAGCTTAACCTGCCCGCTTTCCGCCCAGTGTAAGTAAGTATTGACAACCAGTAAGTATTCGCTCACTTTAAGCTGGTAAAGGGGCACGCTTGTGAACGACAGAGAACTAGCCACACTTGTAAATCGGCAGTTTGCAGCGGCTGAAGAGTCGCAAAAAGTCATTGCAGCCCAGCGTGAGAAAGCCCTTAAGTTTTACCGTCAAGAGACTGGCCAGTATGTTAAGCGCCGTTCCCAAGACCACAGCGGTGTAACGACTGCCAACACCCGCGATGTTATTGAAGCCGTACTCCCCCAAGTCCTTGAGCCTTTCCTGCAAGGCGATGCGGTGGTTTTTGTTGGCAATGGTACGCCGCAGGACAAGCAAGCCGTAGAAATTGAAACCAAGGCCGTTAACCGCGTACTGGACGTGGATAACAACCGCTTTGAACTGTTTGAGATGTGGTTCCGCGATGCCCTCTTGCAGAAGAACGGCTATGTAAAGACCTTTGTTAAGGAAGTGGTAAAACGTAAGCCGGAGAAGGTTGAGGGGTTGAACCCTGACCAATTCGCCCAGCTTCAGATGACGCTGGAAGGCCAAGAGATTGACGACTTCACTGTAACCGCCCGTGTGAACGGTGTGGTGGTGGAAGACCTACAGGCCATGACGGAAGCTGAATTGTTCTCCGCCGTGTATGATGCCTCGTTTACCCTGGTGAAGCGTGAGAAGAAAATCACCATTGCCAATGTGGCCCCGGAGAATATCCGTGTCGCGCCAAACTGGAACAAGGTTTATTTACACAACTGCCCATACGTTGGGGAGAGCGTCTTTTTGCTCCGTGGTGAGCTTAAGGCCATGTACCCGGACAAGGCGGAGATTATTGACCGCGCGCCGCAGTATTTAGAGAACGACACGCCTGAACACGTTGCCCGCCGTCAGGACAGCCAGAAGGGTCTGTTGGTAAGCTCGTTTGATAAAGAGACCGAGACCGTTGAGCTTCGTGAACACTATGTTCTGGCCGATGTGGACGAGAGCAACAAGCTCAAGATGTGGAAGATTTGCACCATTGGTGACAGTTCCGAAGATATTTTGGAAATGTATCAGGTGGAAGACAACCCGTATGATGTTGTGACCCCGATTCGCCAGCCTCACCAGCACTTCGGCCTTTCTCTCGCCGACATGGTGATTGATATTGACGAAATTGACACGATTATCTGGCGTGAATCGCTTGATGGGATGTACCGCAGTCTTCAGCCCCGGCCTGTGCTTAACACCAACGCGGTTGACCCAGAACTGACTTATGAAGACCTTGCCAGCACTCACCCATTAGCTCCGATTCGGGTGCGTGGGGATGCTAATTCTTCTATTGGTTGGGTTGCGCCGCCTGACACCAGTAAATACTCGCAGCAGATGTTCCCGCTGGTGGATGCTTTGCTTGAGAAGCGCACTGGCTTAAGCCGCCAAGCCCAAGGATTGGATAGCACCGCATTAGCCAACTCTACAAACATGGTTGGCGCGATGGTGATGAATCAGTCGCTGATGCGGGTGAAAATGATTCTGCGGACGTTTGCGGAGACGGGCGTTCGCTCCCTGATGCAACGCATCCGCCGTTTGCTCGTGGAAACCAATATGCTGCCCCCTGGTGTGCCTTTTGACCGTGATGTTGAGGCTAAGGTCGGGGTTGGCTTGACTGACCGCGTTGAGCGTCAGGTGACGGGTGAGAAGGTTATTGGCCTGATTGAGAAGATTGTCGCAGCCCAAGGTGGTGTGGATGAACGCGGGCTTGTTAATGGCATGAACGTCTATAACGTCCTCCGCGATTACATGCAGGACTTGAACGTGGTAAACCGCGACCAGTACCTGAATGACCCAGCTTCCCTTCCTCCGCCGCCGCCACCTGAAGAGCAGCCGTTAGACGCTGCGCTTGAGCTTGAGCAAGGGAAGTTAATTGCCACCACCAATGCGAAAGCAGCGGAGTTAGAGCTTGAGGCCAAGAAACACAGCGATGATGTTCGCTTGAAACTCTTGGAACTTCAGTTGCAGGCCAAGCAAAACCTGCAAAACATCGAACTGGAAATCGCTAAACTAAGAAAGGATGCGACCAATGGGACGCCCGCGTAAAGTAGAAGTGACCGAAACTGTGACCCCTTATCATGAAGGTGAGGACGTTATGCCTGTAGAGGTTGCAGAACCTGTTGCCAAGGTCAACGTCAAGAAGCTGATTCCCTTTGTGTGGAAAGGCACTCTTGAGCAGATGCAAGAAGCCGTAGCCGAGGTTCAGGGAGACAACCTGACCATGCAGGCCGTGCAAGGAATCATGAAGGCCACGAACAGTGGCATCGCCTCGCAGTTTCTGCAACAAATCATCCAGCGGAACAGCTAATGGACGAGAAGTTTATCAAATCCCAAGAGGCGCACGAACTACTGCGTCATCCTGCCTTTGAACGGGCTTACGAAGGCGCACGCCTCAGCCTGTTTGCGCAGTGGGAAAAAGAGCTTGAACCCGCCAACAGAGAAGCCGTCTGGTTTACCCTGAAGGCTTTGGAGCGGGTAAAGTTGGCACTGGTGCAAGATGCAACAGCGTCAATTCAAGAGGAGGCCAAAACGAAAGCAGCAATGCCCCGTTAGGTTCCTAAACCAACAGGAGAAACCCTATGGAAGCCCAAGCGACAAGCCCGGCCCAAGGACTAACAGAATCGCAAGCGGTTGAGTTGCTAAAGCAACGCCGAGCCGCTGCTAAAGCCCAACCAGCGCACCCCGCTGCTGCTGAACCCGCTGAACCGACACAGGCGAACGCTGAAGAGCCAAGCGCCGTTGAAGGTGAGGGAGAAGTAGCACAAGGTGAACCTGGGCAAGCTGAAGAGGCGAATGCCGAACCCCAAGATGAGGAACCCGTCATTGATTATGTCGTTGACGGCAAGCCGCAGAAGGCAAGTTTACAAGAGGCAAAAGACGCACTCGCATCGGTGAAGCATCTTTCGCGCCTGCGCAACGAGATTGTGGAAAACCACAAGACCGTAAGTACGCAAGTGCAAGAGGTGCAAACGCAGCGCCAACAGTTGGTTGGTCAGTTGCAGGAAGTGGAACAGTTGCTGATGTCGGGGCTACCAAGCTCGCAGATGATGCAACAGCTTTTGGATGCCGGGGATACTTCCGGGTACCTTAAGGCCCAGCAAGCGCACCAGCGTTTTGCACAGGTCAAGATGTACCGGGAACAGCAGACCCAACAGGCTAAAGAGCAAGAAGCGGCCTACCGCAAACAGCGGGAAGCCCAAGAGGCACAGGAGCTAATTAAGATGCAACCTGACTTCTCTAAGCCAGACTACGCCAAGAAGGTTTATTCCTTCCTGATTGAAGACAATGGCTATGATGAAGACACGGTTTCTAACTTAGGCGCTCGTGAACTCTTACTTGCAGATGAAGCCCGCAAGTATCGTGAGTGGAACCGCAACAAGGCGCTTGGTCTCAAGAAAGCCGTTGCAACCGCTGCGACACCATCCAAAGCACCAGTGAGACAACCTGTAGCAGACAAGCAATATGCGGAGTTGCGCCAAAAACTTCAGCAGAGTGGCAATCAAAGTGATGCCATTCAGTTGTTGAAGTTGAAACGCCAACTAAACAAAGGATAATTCAATGCCTGTTCCAACCAACACCATTGATACCTATGACTTTGGTACGGCTCACCTGCGTGAAGACCTTGCTGATGTCATTTTTGATGTAAGCCGCCGTGACGCCCCCTTCCTGACGCTGATTGGGAAGACCAAGGCCACCAGCCGTACCCACGACTGGGTGACGGACAGCCTGGGCGCCGCTGTAGCGAACGCCCAAGTGGAAGGTGACGACACCGACAGCAACGCTTATGTTGCCCCGACCCGTCTCACCAACGCGACTCAAATTTTCAAGAAGCAATACACCGTGTCTGGCACTTCTATCGCCGTTGACATCGTGGGTGCTGAAGATGAGTACACCCGTATGCAGGTAAAGGCCATGCGCCAACTGATGCGCGACATGGAACTGGCCGCTGTGAGCAACAACGCTCCTGTGACTGGTAACGCCTCTACGGCCCGTGTAATGCGTCCGCTGATGGGCTGGTTTAGCAGCAACGTGAGCCGTGGTAACTCTGGTGCTAACGGTACCACTTCGGCTGCCGCGACTGACGGTGACCTGCGCGACTTCAGCAAAGACCTGATTGACCAGGTAATGCAAAGCGTGCGTACCAACAGCAGCGAAATGCCAAGCATCCTGATGTGCCACCCTGCTCAACGCAAGAACATCTCTGCGATGAGCATCACGAATGTGACCCGTCAGACCGAGCTGCAAAACGGTAAGTTACCTGCCAGCGTAAAGGTTGTAGAAACCGACTTCGCTGACCTGACCGTGGTTGACAACGACCTGATGCGTACTCGTGAAATCGCTCTGATTAACCCTGACTTCTGGGCCTTGGCGGAACTCCGCTCTGCCTTCAGTGAGTCGCTGGGTAAAACAGGTGATAACGAGAAGTTCCAAGTTATCGCGGAAGCGACCTTGGAAAGCCGCAACGAAGCTGCCAACGGCGTAATTGCCGACCTGAACGCCTAGTGACGGAACGGGGGGGAGTGCCCCTCCCCCCTTTTAATTTATAGAGGCTGCCATGACCAAGTTAATTGACTTACAGGTGAAAGACGGAACGACCACCAAGATTGGCTTGGATGGTGAAGGCCGTGACCGTAAGCTCTTGGTGAAGGTTGAGCAGGATATTGACCCAATCCTGCGGCAAAATGCTGAATTGCGCACGATGCAGTCAGTAAAGGGTACAGACAACCAGATGCACATGCGGGTTGTGGCGGATATTCCCAAGGCGATTTATTTATCTTGGAAAAACCTATACGGATTTGACATTTTCAGCCCAGAGCGCAGTAATTGGGGTATGGGCATGACGAGAGATGCGCACAAGAAGTTTCTTCGTTCTCTTCTTAACGCAACACCTGCTCTTAAAACCGTGGATGAAAGGCTCTAACGATGGCTTTAACGAATTATGGCGAGCTTAAAACCAGTATCGCCGACTGGTTGGCACGGGATGACCTGACGACACAGATACCAGATTTTATCGCTTTGTTTGAAGCGCGTGCCCGCCGTGAGTACGGAGCGCAGGCTCTTGCAAGTAAGTCCTTACTTACAACCACAGCAAATCAGCCAACTTTGAGCCTTGGGGTTACTCCTCGTTCTATTACTTACCTTGGCCATGATGACGGTGAGGATATGCGTCAGGGGGGTATTGAAGAGATTAACCGCATGGGAACGCTTAATGCTAAACCTACTCTTTGGGCATGGGAAACTGGCACACAGACCGTTCGGCTCTTTCCTGTACCAGATGCCGCTTACGATTTGGTACTTTATTACAGCAGCGGCTTGAACGGGCTGACGAGTGATTCGGACGCCAACTGGTTGCTAACTAACTACCCTGACATTTACCTGTTTGGGTCGCTCTTACAGGCCCGTAAGTATCTTCAGGATGAAGCCTTACAGAATTATCAGCAGAACTTTGACAGAGAAGAGGAGAGCCTCAAGCAAGCCCTTTCACGCCAGGCTAATAGCGTTGGGAAAGGGACTTGTTGGAGCCGGGGGGCACCTGTCTAATGTACCCGCGTCTCTCCGACCTGATTCCGCTGGGGGAATGGTTGCCAGACCAGACCTCTTTTAACAACCCTGGGGCTAATGTTGTCAAGAACGCCGTGCCCTATGGAAAGGGCTATGCTCCCGTCCGGGCGCTTTTGGCTTCCAGCGGAACGGTATCAGGGACGGTATTAGGGGCGTTCTCTTGCCTAGACCGCTTAGGGACGCCTCATTATTTTTTGGGGACGACCACAAAGCTTTATAAATTGGTTTCCAACGCTTGGCAGGATGTGAGCCGTGCAGGGGATTATAATACCGCAGCGGGAGAACGGTGGGTTTTCGTGCAGTACGGGGATAATGTTATAGCCTCTAACTACACAGATGAAACACAATCATTTGATTTAGGTGTAAGTACGGACTTTGCCGACCTTACGGGAACCCCACCACAAGCCCGCGTGTTAGCCGTGGTGAATAACTTTGTGGTTACTGGGAATACCTTTGATGTAACAGATGATGAACAGCCATCCCGTGTACGGTGGAGTGGGTTTGATAACGTTACCCAATGGACGCAAAGTGTTACCACGCAATCAGACCAGCAGGACTTACCTACGGGTGGCCCGGTGAAGGCGATTGTGGGGTACGATAACTATGCCATTATTATGCAAAACAACTCAATCCGCCGCATGGAGTATGTCGGCGGTGAAGCGATTTTCAGCTTCAGCGAGGTTGAGCCTAACCGTGGGTGTTTCATTGGTGGAACTGTCGCCGCAACGGGCAAGATGATTTTTTATTACGGCGAAGATGGATTCTTCATGTTTAATGGCCAGAGTGTTCCTATCGGCCACGGTAAGGTTGACCGCTGGTTTGCTGGGCAGGCAGATTTTAGCAAGACCGAACGCTTTAGCGCGGTGATTGACCCACGAGCTAAGTCTTATTACCTCTCGTTTGTCAGCAACAACAGCCCGGATGGTAATCCTGACCTGGTTCTTGTTTACCACTGGGCAGAGAACCGTTGGAGCTACTTTGAACAGTCCCAACAGGCTTTGATGCAGTCTTTCAGCCGTTCACTTAGCATTGATGACTTGGACGCGATTTATGGGAACCTTGATGCTATTGACGGTAGTTTGGATGCTACAGCGTTTAGAGGTGGCCGCCCTCTCATTGCTGCCATCATGACGGACGGAGCTTTAGGGACACTTAGCGGTACAACCTTAGCCGCAGAGGTTGAGACCACGGAAGTGCAATTAAACCCGCAAGGACGCGCTTTGGTGCAGGAAGTCCAGCCTGTGACTGACAGTCAGAGTGTGACCGTGGCCTTAAAAACCCGCAACTTCCTTTATGAATCAGAAACCGTTGGCGATACGGCGGCGCTTAATGCTTACACTGGCACAGCATGTTTGCGGAAAGACGCCCGTTACCACCGGGCCAATATGGTTATCCCGGCCGGGACGGATTGGAGCTTCTTTGACGGGGTTAAGTTGGCTTTTAGACCTACAGGTGTGCGATGATATTCGGCCTAACGACTGAAAGCCGCAATGATGTGGAGTATGTGCGCAACCTAGCTTTTTGGGTGCGGCGGTTATTTGATTTAACACAGTATCGGATTGAAGAGTTAAGCACGAGTCAGGAGATAAGAATTACCCGCACCCTTTATGTGGTAGATACTAGCGGTGGGGTTGTGACGATTACCCTCCCCCCTGCAAAAGAAGCCAAAGGTGAGTGGATTAAGATTAAAAATCTTACAGGAACGCACAAAGTTACGGTTGACGGTAACGGCAGCGAAACGATTGATGGCGACCCAACGGTTGACATTAACAGCGCAAAAGCTTGCTTAGAAGTCGTAAGCGATGGGATGAAGTGGTATGTCTCCCAGCCTTAAAGGAATCCAGCCCTATGAAATTGAGAACGAGTGGCCACGCTTCTGGCCTTTGCTTGCGTTGGCTGAGGAATACAACGCTGGCGTACCGATTGAGGAAGAAAACACTTTCAAAGCCATTCTAAACGGTGAGGTTCAAGCCTGGGTGTGTGGGGATTATGAATTAGCCTTTACGACCACTATTTATAATACCCCACGGGGCAAGACTTTAGAGTTTGTAGCGATTGGCGGTAAAAATGTCCAAGACTGGCTGTGGGTTATTGACAAAGTAGCTGTGTGGGCAGCAGAGTTAGATTGTAAACGCTTACTTGCATCCGGGCGCAAGGGGTGGACAAGGGTTTTGCAGAAAGCAGGATTTGAAACAGTATCTTATGTCAATGAAAGACTGCTCTAATGTCTAGCGGGAAAAGCAAGACCCAAACCACCACGCAGACTTCTGCGCCTCCGGCTTATATTGAAAACCAATTAAAGTTTGGGACTGATGAAGCGCGCCGCTTGTATGAGCAGGGTGCTCCGGGATTTTTCCCGGGCCAGACCTACGCCGGATTCACCCCGCAACAAGAGCAGGCTCTTAACCTTACCGAACAACGGGCCTTGTCTGGTAGTCCCCTGACTCGTGAAGCACAGAATCAGCTTCAGCGCACCCTATCTGGTGAGTTTCTAAATGCCAACCCATACCTTGACGCACAGATTAATGCTGCAACCCGTGGGACGACTCAACGCTTTGCGGAAACCGTCATGCCAAGCGTGCAGTCTAGCCTTGGCCGGGCTGGGCGGTATGGCTCTAACGCCTCCACGCAACAGCTATTTACCAATGCTCAACGGACTCTGGCGCAACAATTAGCCGACACAGAGGCTAACATCCGTGGGGCCAATTATCAAAACGAGCGCCAGATGATGAACGCGGCAATCGGTCAAGCTCCCGGCCTTGCAGCGCAGGATTATGCAGACTTCGGAAAACTGGCGATGGTTGGCGAACAGCGTCAGGCCATGAATCAGGCTGGCATTGATGAAGCCATGGCGCGTTATCAGTACGAGAACACGATTGACCAAGATCAACTTGACCAGTTCCTTGCCCGTATCACTGGTATCAGCCCGCAAGCTGGGCAGATTGGTACAACGGTTGCACCGCGTCAGGGTTCTAACACCTTTGGCCAGCTTTTAGGCTTAGCCGGGACGTTGGGTGGGGCTGCGCTAGGTGGGCCGATTGGTGCCTCTATTGGTGGCAGCTTAGGCGGTGCGGTTGGCGGTGGGTTTGGTGCCCCAGCCCCCACAATGATTGGTGGGCCTACGGGTTCGTATAGTATGTTCAGTCAAGGGCCGGTATTTTGGAGCTAACATGAGTCTATTCCAACAACTCGCAGGTATTCAGACGCAACAACCAGGTGGCGTGCTTGGCGCGGCAATGCAACAAGCCCCACAAGGTTTTGCGCCGCAACCAATGCAACCCAAACCGAAGTTCTGGCAATCCCCGGAGTTCGCCACCACCCTTAGCCGTTTGGGTGCCAACCTAGCCGCTGCAAGTACGCAAAACGAAGGTTTCTTGGATAGCCTAAGCCTTGCTGCTGCACAGACGCAAAAAGATACTGAAGCGGCCCGTGCGCAGGCTATGCAAAACCAGCTTATCCAAGCGCAGATTAACAAAGCTAATGCCGAGGCACAACCTTCCAGCCCATTCAGCGGTACGGGTTTTGAAAACCAAGTCGCGGGGACTTACTACCAAGCTTACCTTGCTCAAGGTATGTCGCCGATGGAAGCGCAGGTTAAGGCAGCGCAGGCGGTGTTTAACCGCGAGCCTTCTTACATCCAAGGGGCAGAAGGTCAGCTTATCCCGGTTCCTGGCCGCACACTTCCAAGCCTTGGCGGTCAACCTGCGCAACCTGTGTCGGCACAAATTCCAACACAACCTGACGCGATTGACCAGACCGCTGCGAACCTTGGCATCCCGTCTGGCACACTTATGCCACCGCCTAGCGGCACCCAACCGCAAGGTGCTATGCCAACGCAAGGTGTGCTATCTGCCCCTGTATTGAGTGATGGTGCTATGCCTTCTGGTGGTGGACGCGGTTCATTAATCCAAGTCCCACAGATTTCAGGGGCTGGGCCAAAGACTGAGCAAGCTTTACGTGAAGAGGCTGGGAATGCTGAAATTGGTGTTCAGGGTAAGTTTGCCGAACAGCTTGCCAACATTGAAGCCGAACGCCTTAAGGGACTTCGCGAGCAAGCATCAAACTTAAACGCCCGCGCCCCTGATATGGAACGCCTTGCCATGGCGATTCAGGCTTATGGCGACACTGGCAGTTTCGGAAACATGCGCCTGACCTTAAACAAGATGGCTGCTGACTTTGGTGTAGCAAACCCCGAAAGAGTTGCTGAAGGCGAGCTTGCATCAAAAATTGTAAGCAAACTTGTTCCAACAATGCGCCCAACAGGCTCTGGCTCGGCTTCAGATAAAGATATGGCTGTATTCTTTGACAGTTTGCCAAACCTCCTGACAACTCCAACTGGTGCACAGAAGGCATATCAGTATTTTGAACGCGTGCGAGAGTATCAAAACGCGATTTCAAACGAAGCTGAAAACTTTGCCTATAACAATCGTACAATGCGCGGGTTTACCGAACATTTAGAGAAACTTAAGAAAGAAGGTGCGATTTCTCTTTGGAATGAAGATGAACGCAAGCAACTTGAGGCTATCCGCAAGGGTACTTCTGTGCAGAATGCTGGTATGCCGCAGCCAAAGAGCAAGGCAGAGTTTGATGCCCTTCCTTCAGGTTCTCAATTCTTAGACCCTAACGGTGTTTTACGGAGAAAACCATAATGGCTAAATGGTGGGAATCCGCGCCTGAAGTCGGCAAGACACAGAGTGAGCAATGGTGGACTGAAGCGCCCCTTGCAAGCGGTGTTGCGCAAGCTGGTGATATTGGCGCATCCGCACTTAGTGGCTTAGGCCGTGGTATTCCCGAAACGGTTGAGTTCTTGGGCGCTGCAACTGCTACCCTGCCAAGCGCAGCTATAAGTGCAGCCCGTGGCCAATACGAAGGGCTTGGGAATGAGTTTCGCGGCCTTATGGCACAAGCCCCACTTACGCCTGTAATTAACCAGGCTGTGGGTCAACCATACCAGCCACAAACCGAAGCTGGGCGCTATGCTCGTGCTATGGGAGCGGGTGCTGCAACGGGTGTTGTAGGTGGGCTTCCCGGTGTGTTTAGCGGTTTGCTTGGTGGCGCTGGTGCTGAAGCTGGTGGTGACGTAGCAGCAATGGCTGGTGAAGAATACCGCCCCGTTGGCGGATTGATTGGTGGCTTACTTGGCGGTGCTTCAACCTACCGCTATGGCGCGGCACCTGTTGCGCGTGGATTGGCTAAACCTGCTATTGATGTGCCGACTGCCGATGATATTCGCAGCCTTGCAAACCAAAAGTACCAAGAGGCAGCACAGGCTGGCGGGGTGTTCTCGCCCAAGTTGAGCAATAAGTTCTTGGCCGAAGCAACAAAGCAGTTTGAAGCCCCTTCAGAGCTTGCAGCCAAAGCGGCCAAACCTTCCGAAGCCTTAAAGTATATTGAGGACTTTGGAGTGTTTGCTGATAAGCCAATGAGTCTGGCAGATGCCCAATACTTGGATGAATACCTTGGCGATGCGATTGACAGCTTTGTCGATACCACGACTGGAAAGGTAAGCAAGCAAGGGCAAAAGCTGGTAAGCGTGCAAGACACATTGCGCCGCACGGTATTAGAAGCACCTGAAAGCGAAATTGTTGGCGGGCGTGCAGGCGTGGATGCTTTGGCAGAAGGACGTCAGTTGTGGCAACGCCAAGCCAAGCTGCGGGATATTGAAAAGATTATCGCCCGGGCTGAATTGACACAAAACCCAGCCCAAAGCCTTAAAACTGGTTTCCGCAACCTGCTGACCAATCCTAACCGCATTAAAGGATTTTCTGCTGACGAGAAGGAATTGGTACGTCAAGCCGCAGAAAGTGGCCGCGTAGGCGATTTAATGCAGACTTTTGGCTCTCGCTTGCTGCCGATTATCAATGTTGCCTCTGGTGGCGGTGTTGGTGGCGTGCTTGGTACGGTTGCAGGCTCTGAATTGGCCCGCTCTGGTGCCTCTGGTGCCCAACTTGCCCGCGCTAACCGTTTGGTTGAGAGCGTAGCATTAGGTCGCCCAAGGGGTATACTTCAACGCGCCTCTGGCATGGCCCGCAATGTGGCTGGTGAGGTTGGTGGGCAAGTTCAACGTGATGTGGGTGTATTGACTGGTTTACTGAAGCCAAACCCTAAAACCAAAGTAAGGATGCCTTAAAATGCCTCTCAAGCAAGGATACAGCAAAAAAAGTGTGAGTTCTAACGTGCGTAAAAGCATGAAGGAAGGCAAGCCACAAAAGCAAGCCGTAGCGATTGCCTTGAACGTTGCCAAGAAGGCAAAGGCCAAAGCTGCAAAGGGCAAAAAGCGTGGTTAAGAAAGCTTACCAATCGCCAAAGGGTGGATTGAACGCCAAAGGTCGGGCGTACTTTAAGCGTACCGAAGGTGCAAACCTTAAAGAGCCTGTTACCGCTGCGGCTGCCAAGAAGTCACCTGCCAAAGCTGCGCGGCGCAAGTCATTCTGTGCCCGTATGAGTGGTGTAAAAGGCCCAATGAAAGACGAGAAGGGCCGTCCTACCCGTAAGGCATTGGCACTGAAACGTTGGGATTGTTAAGGGAGAACCGATATGCCTATCAAAGATTACTCAATCACCGCTGGCAGCAACACGTCCGTTGCAGGGATTAACATTGCCGAAGGCTGCCCAGCCGCGAACGTGAACAACGGTATGCGCGCCATGATGGCTGATACCCGTTCGTTCTATGAAGGCGCGACTTGGACTGACCTAGGCCATACCCCCACCCGTACCGGGGCGACCACGTTTACCATTAACAGCGATGTAACGGCCTTTTATATCGCTGGACGCCGGATTCGCTGCACTGACTCAAGTACCCTGTATGGAACGATTGATAGCTCTTCCTATTCAGCCCCAAACACCACGGTGACTGTCACCTTGGATAGCGGGAGTCTTTCTGCCTCGCTTACGGCAGTTGCGGTGAGTGTGATTGACCCGACTGGCGACCCGATTGGTGTTGCTGCGATTACGGGCCTTCCTTCTACTGACTTACCAGATAACACCTTCCGTGTGGTTGGTAGCAGCGATGCGACCAAGAAAGTGGCCCTTGAGGTTGACGGCCTGACGACTGGGACAACCCGTACTCTTACCGTTCAAGACAAAAACGGCACCCTACCTGTGATTGAGAGTGGAACGATTAGCGTTCCTGCCACGTCTAGCGAGGGTTCTAGCATTACTTTGGCTGAAGACACAGACAACGGCTCTAATACCGTTAAATTAAAGGCTGCTGATACCCTTGGCGGCAACGTAACCCTGACGCTTCCAACTTCTGATGGCCCGGTGTCAATCTTCCGCAACATGCAAGTGTTTACTGGCAGTGGAACTTTCACCCCAGGCTCTGGTGTTACGAGTGTATTTGTGCGCGTTTGGGGTGCTGGTGCTGGTGGTGGTGGAGTAGGTGCTGCAAACACTCTTGGCGCTGGCGGTGGTGGTGCTGGTGGGTATTCTGAAGGTTTTGTGACCGTAACACCCGGTGTTGGTGTCACTGTTACCGTTGGCGCTGCTGGTACTGGCGGCGCGGCTGGTGCAAACAACGGTACGGGTGGTGGAAACAGCAGCTTTGCAGGTGGGTCAACGCTCACTGCTAATGGTGGCTCTGGTGGTACTGGTACTGCCTCGTTTGGCTCTGCTGCTGGTGGTGCTGGTGGTACGGCCTCTGGCGGGACTCTGAACATTACAGGCGGCGCTGGTCAAGCTGGTGCTGGTGCATCTGGTACTGGTATCTGGGGTGGTGCTGGTGGCCTTCCCGCTGGTGGTGTTGGAATCCCCGGTAAGTTCCGTCCGACAAATACTGAAGGCCAAGGCGCAGGGTTTGCTGCCGTAGGATACGGCGCAGGTGGTGGCGGCGCTAACTCTAGCGGTTCCTCACAAGCTGGTGGTGATGGCGCTGGTGGACTCGTGATTGTTTACTATCCGTAGTTGACAGCGAATGTAAGTAACCACTAACTTATTAACCAAGGAGAACCCCTATGAATTACGAAACCCGCAGCGTTTATCGCCCTGTGCCCGGACAAGGTGAGAACCTTTCCTTTACTGGAACAAGTGCGCAATCCGCCGTACGCCGTGGTGGGGTTTACAGCCTTTGCCCTACCCAAACCTGTTACATTCAGCTTGGGACGAGCCCAACGGCTACGGTTGGTGCGGGGTCGATGCGGATTCCAGCCAATACTCTGGTTTACATTACTTTGCACAATGGTGAGGAAATCGCCGCGATTCGCGAGACGACTGACGGTATTCTCAACATCTGTCTGCAACAGTAATGGTACATCGCGCAGGCTATCCCGGACGCATGGGGCCTCCACAAGGGGGCGATGGTGGTATTGTTCTGTTAGACCTAACGGCTTCTGACGTACCTAGCTATGTGACCTTTACCCGTGCTTCTAATGCGACAGAGTTTAATTCTGCCGGGTCGCTTATCACAGCTTCAACCAACGTAGCTCGCTTTGACTACAACCCCCTTACCCTACAGCCCCGTGGGTTGTTACTAGAGGGAGCGAGAACGAACTTAGTTTTAAACTCCGATACGCTTTCCACGCAGAGCGTCACTGTGACAGCAGTAGCGCACACTTTAAGCTTTTACGGCACTGGTACGGTCACTCTCTCCGGTGCATCGGTAGCAGGGCCTCTGATTGGCTCTGGCGCGTTCCCTAACCGCAATTCACTGACGTTTACCCCTTCGGCTGGGACGCTTACCCTTACCGTCACAGGGAGTGTGCAGTTTGCGCAGCTTGAGGTCGGGTCTTTAGCCTCATCTTACATCCCCACCACAGGGGCAGCAGCAACCCGTGCGATTGATAACGCTTTGAACAGCATTCTGGCCAGCATCGGGTTTAACCCGCTGGAAGGTACGATTTACGTTGAATACGAGCTTATGAATGTGAGCGGGAACAACCGTGCCATTACGTTCGATGACGGAACCAACAATAACCGCATCACGGTGAATAACTTTGTAGGGAACGCAAACTACAGCGTTCGCGATGGCGGTGTTGACCAGGCGTCACTTACAGCAGGCTCAATCACGGCTATGACAATTGTAAAACAAGCGGCGGCATATAAAGCCAACGATTTTGCTGTATCAGTAAACGGCGCGGCTGCTGTCACCGATACCCTAGGAAGTGTGGCAACAGGAATAACCACGCTTCGGTTTGGCCAAGAGGTTGGTGGCGCAAACAACCTGTTTGGTTGGCTTCGCCGCGTAACGTACTACCCAATTCGCCTTCCCAACGCCCAACTCCAAGCACTGACAGCCTAACATGTGGACTGATACTCACTATTACCGCTTCCCTGACCAAGCCACGGCTGAAGCTATGGCTGTGCCGGAAACCTGCGCGATTGACCATGTAGGCGCGATTGAGGGCGCTGAAGGCTACCACGTCAACGCCCGCTGGTGGGGTATTGAGCCTGAAGCATGGGAAGCCTACCGCATTCCTGCCCCTAACAATCCTGTGCGGGTGTTTGCGTGATGGGTAAGAGCCGCCTTGACCCGATTGAGCTTGTGCTGAGCGAGCTTCGTGACTTCCGGCAAGAGTTTCGGGATGAACGAGACACAGTATCAGGGCGCTTAGGTAAGCTTGAAACTGACGTAAATGGGGCAAAGCTTCTAGGTAAAGCCGCCATGGGTATTACGCTATCAGTGGGAGCTTTTATTGGCTGGTCGCTAGAGATTGCTGGCAAAGCTATCACGGTATTCCACCGATAGTTGCAAAGATACAATAAGCGGTAGCCTTGACGAGCGAGGCACACCACCCATAGCATGCCTGCGTGAAAGATAACTGGCCGCGTTCCTTTAAGCTTCTAATGGAGCATGAAGGCGGCTTTGTTAATAACCCCCATGACAACGGCGGCGCTACCAAGTTTGGTGTAACCCAAGGCGTTTTACAAGATTGGCGGCGGCGCACAAACCCTAAAGCCATTGTCACCGCCGATATGGTGAAGGCGCTCAAGATTGAAGAAGCGCAGGATATAGCCAAGTTCCTTTATTGGGATAAGATTGGTGGCGACCTTCTACCCACAGGCGTGGATTACGCGGTTTTTGATTGGGCATACCACGCTGGGCCAGACCGTCCGGCAAGAGCGCTGCAAATGGCCGTTAAAGTGCCTGTGGATGGCATGATTGGCCCGATGACGGTACGGGCTGCGCAGCGTGTGGAAGCCAAGAAGGTTATAGCCGCGATTTCCGTGACCCGCTTAGAGCACTTAATGCGCCTGGCGGATTGGAAGCATTTTGGCCGTGGATGGAAGCGGCGAGTTTTAGAGGTATCAGCCGAAGCGATTGCTCAAGCTTATGGTGCCTAACCAGTCCCCTGTGTGTAATCTAAGGGCAGCTACCCTCGGCTGCCCTTTTTCAATGGGAACTGCTTATGCATGATGTTTACCTGTTGTGACTGTGAAAAAATACTTCCTGCCAGCGCCTTCACCCGAAAGGATAAAGCGGGCCGATTAAACCGCCGCTGCAAGGTGTGTGAGGCTGAGGTTGAACGCAATAGGCGGGCGGCAGAAAGAAAGGTTTACGGCAACTGGCTGTTTATGGGATGCACGCACTTACCCTATCAGCACGTTGACTATTTCCGCTGGATTGAAGCGCTCAATGCCAAATACAAGTTTGCGCGGGTTATCCACCTGGGCGACCTGTACGATTGGGGCAACGTATCCCGTCACGGTACGAATCCCAACATGCGGTCACCAGCCGATGAATATGCCGAGACAATCCCTTTACGAGAGCGCCTATACGCAATTTTCCCAGAGGCTAATATGGTATCAGGAAACCACGATGTTCGGTATCTTGTACGGGCCGCTGAAGCTGGGATACCGGATATAGTGATTAAGGGCATACGCGAGGCCATGGGATTGCCTGACGGGTGGACTGAACACGGCACAAGCCTAGAGCTAGAACACCCATACCTAGGGCCAATCGTGTGCGTTCACGGGGATAAGGTTCCCAAGAACGCAGCGGCGAACGCCAAGAGTTGCGGGAAGCATTTTGTCATGGCTGACCGCCACACCCAGGCCAAGGTGGAATGGGCAAACGCCCTCATGGGTAAGCAGCTATTCGGCATGAACACGGGTTGCGGGATTGATGAAAGCCGCCTGGCCTTTAAATACTCTCGCAAGTTTATACCGCGCCCGATTATATCGGTTGGGGCGATTATTGATAACGTGCCCCAAAACCTTACGATGAAGTTAAACGACAAGCACGAGTGGGTAGGGGAAATATAGCCCTTGCCAAGCCAACCAAAGTTTACTTAAGCTAAACGTAAGTAAAGGATAGACCATGAACGTACTGCTAAACGCCATTCAAATTGCCAAGAGCCATTGGAAACTGCTGCTGATTATCTTCGGCCTGGGCGGTACTGGTGCTGTGGCTGGGGTGCTGGGCTTAGACCCGGTGAAAGCCTTTACGGCAGATAAGATTGAACAAGTGGCGGCACCGATTGTCAGCCCAACCGTGGTAAACTGATATGGAGCGCCTGCTAGCGGCCTTCGTTGCGCTGCTAGAGGCGTTGAAGCCGTTGCTTGGTACCTTTACCGCATTTATGGCCGGGAAGGGACTGGCAGAATACCAGGAAATGGAAACCAAGCTAAAGGAGGCCCAACGTGAGAAAGCGCTTCTTAAAGAGCTTAGTGATTTCCATGATGGTCTTTCCGATGGCGGGCTGCGCGATGTTACGGCCCAACGTATTGAACGTATCAAGCTGCGCCTTAAAGCCCGTGCTGCTAGAGGAAGCGGAGGTCATGATGATTAACCGCCAGGCGCTAGAGGCGATTGATTGGAACAATGCACTGTATGAAGAGCAATGCCTTTAGATAAGCGCACCGCTGCCTGGACGGCCCTAGGGACACTTTTCGTGGTGGTGTGGGCGCTACCCCTATGGCTGCGCTCCCTGGTGGCTGTGGTGGCTGTTCTAGTAGGCGCTGCGGTGTGGGTGCTGCGTTAATGGGGCAGGTAAAGAAACTTGAGGTCTTTACCCGTAAGGAAGCCCACAAGCTGACTATGGGTGAGTTTAATGATGCAAAAGACCTTATGAAAGACCTAGAAGCTGTTGCGTTTGGTATTTGTATGGTTGGAAAAGATGGAACTATAAGAACGATGTGGTGCGACCATGGGGGCGTGTTCCATACGCTTTGCGGCTCTGCTCACACTTTGGCACATCGCATCACGAAAGATGGTTTAGAGTGATGGGTGATGTAGTTCCCTTTAAGCGCAAGAACCAGCCTGAAGAGCTTTACGATGTTTTTGTGACCTTCACGGGAAAGTGGAAAGGTTCTAACCCCGAACATGCCGCTATGGACTTAGCACAAAGCCTATGCCAACTGGTTGAGCCGTTTATGGAGTTTTATGGCGAAGGCGGGGTAGTTTGGGGCGAAGTGAAAAAACCTAAGAAAAAGTAAACCCCGCTTATGCGGGGTTTGCGTTGGCGCGCCTTCCTTTATGGGAAGCTATTTCCCCTCGTGAACCCAAGTTGAGGCAAATTTTTGGACGTTCTTACCCTGCATGTTCTCAATATAAACCTCGGTATAGGTGTTGTTTGGCAGGTTAAGTGTGCGGATTACGTTGTCGCGTTCATCCAATAGATAAAGAATGTAGCCCTCTTCGGCGTCTAAACGCACTGAGTGAGCGGTAAACAAGAGGGCGCTTTCAATCGGCCCGTTCTCAAAACTTTTGGTGAAATATTTAACGGTGAACATATCGGTATCTATCTGTTGGTTTCTAATAACTGCGGCTCTACCCGTACAGCAAAGGTATAATGGGATTATAGAATATACCTGTCA